TAATTCTAGAAGCGTTTGCACCTATTGCAGCAACCAAAGCAACAACTAAATTAGTACCAGCCTCAGCAACTCTGGGGATAGCAGCTGTCAGAGCATTCAAGAAATTAACGATCAAATTGGTTGCCGCTACAATAATTTGTGGCATTCCAACAGCTAAGCCGTTTAAGAAATTAACGATCAATAAAGTTCCCTGCTGCATTAGTTGAGGCATGTAGGTGTTGATTGTGGTCAGAATGCCTAACATCATGGTTACTATTGCTAGACTAACTTGCGGTATATGACTAGCTAGTGCAGTTACGAATCCGACAATCATCATTGCAAAGCCTTGTCCGACTGCTGTCATAGTCGGTATGATTGCAGTCATATTCTGGCTCAACAGAACGAAAGCTTGGACTAAAATCATTATACCTTGAGAAGCTAACTTAATTCCTAATCCAACTAACGAGATTGCACCGCCAATCATCAAAGCACTAGCTCCAGCTGCTAACATAGTAGCTGATAATGCCACCATAGCGGGTATTGCTGCCGTTAATGGACCATTTAACAATGCAAATGTGCCAGCTAAAACTACGATTGAAGCAGTCATCGCCGCTAATGCAATCAAGCCAGCATTGCCAGTTTCTGCCATCTTAGCAATGCCCATTGCGAACACGCCAATTCCAGCGGCTGCTACACCAATACCGACACCAATTCCTAGAGCTTTAACGCCCATTGCTGCAATTTGTCCAGCTGAAACGCCGGCATACTTGCCAGCAGTTTCTGCACCCTTACCAAAAGCACCCAACGCCTTAGCTGGTGCGGAGAATGCACTAATAAGTTTGCCGACGCCTGTTGCCAATAGACCAAAGACTACTAACACACCAGCGATAATTGGCGACAAAGCGATCATCTTTTTAACGAATCCAGCAAGTGGGCTCTTTGAATTGTTGAGCCATGTTGCAAAGTCGCCTAAAGCGTCAGCAACTGCTCTAATCTGTGGCGCAATGGATCCAATTGAAGTTTTAACCAGCGCATCAAATGCATCTACCATCTGTGCGATTGATTGACCGACGTTTTTAGTCATATTCTGCGAGTTTTCGTTTAGATACTTGTTAGCTTTTTTAGCTGAACCGGCACCCTTATCAATAGCAGAACTGAAACTGTCCCAACCTTTACCAGACTTTTTAGCTTTATTCCCTACTGAATCTAGTAACGGAGCCATTGCTTTAGCACCTGCTGAACCAAACAGCATGTTTAAGGCAGCAGTTTTTTGTGCTCCGGACATGCCTTTAGTAGCATTAGCAACATCTTGGATAACGGTCTTCAATGGCTTCATCTCGCCTTGAGCATTCGTATAAGATAGTCCTAATTTATCCATCTCGCCTCGAGCGGTCTTAGATGGCTTAACCATATGTGTAAATGCATTATTCAAGTCCATTGACGCTTGAGCCGCAGGAATACCGGCGTTAGTCATAACACCAGCCGCAATTGCTACATCTTTGAGTGAGTAGCCCATGTTCTTGGCTGTCGTCCCAACGTTGGCGAACACCTGTTGCATGTCGCCAACTTCGGCATTAGACTTATTGGCAACAATTGCTAGGGTAGCTGAATCTTTAGCTGCGTTTCTAGCACCACCGCCCCAAATATTCATCGCCTGTTGAACTGTGGTAGCTGTAGCCGATAAGTCTTCTCCAGAAACTGCAGCAGCTTTTGCAATAGCCGGAAACTCTGTTTTTAGGTCTTTGATTGATGCACCGTTACGAGCCATTTCAATCATCGCATTACCGGCGTCTTCGGCACTGATTGGTAAAGTTTTGCCGAGCGATAAAGCAACTTTTTCTAAATCTTTCATATTACTGCCAAGCCTTTTATTGCTCGAACCGGCAATAACTGCTGCCTTGTTAACACTTTCTTGAAAATCACCATAAGACTTGATAGCCTTGCCAGCCATAGCGCCTACCGCTAAGCCCAATACTGTGGACGTTTTGCCAACGGCTTGCAGTGAACTACCCATTTTTTGCCTGAAAGAACCAGCTGAGCTTGCTGCTTTCTGAAACACGCCTGACATATTATCAGTTGCACTAAGCACAGCTTTAACTGAATAGCTTTCCACTTATTTATTCCTCCTTTCTACGCTTTTTCATTTCTTGCAATTTCTGCCAACGATCAGCAATGATTTCTTGTTCTTTCTTTTGCTGAACATGCTTGGATCTATAATCGTCTTCATAACCTGCACGAATTTCATCTTCAATATCTTCCAAATTGTAGAAGTCAGTAAATTTTTTGTATTTTGGCTTCGGGTGCTTATCGCTGCCAGTAGTAGCTTGTACTTGTTGATTAAGCCAAGCTTGTGAGGCAATATCTTCTTGTTTGAGCGCTTTTTTTATTGCATAGGCTTCCATACCAAGTTGATATTCAACCAGCGTTAGACACTCGATTTCGTGCATTTGAGAAATATTAAAGCCCAAACGAGTCAGGCAGTTCAAAACAATTTCGTGATATGTCTGTTCACTAGTCTTGTTGTCCTGCTCATCGTCTAGGCTCTCATGTTTTTTAATGCTGCTTTTAAAGCATTGGCTTTGTTCATTTCTGCGGTAACTTCATCGAACATTTTTTCGTTTGCATTTTCTTCAACAAAATCATCAATGTCATCACGGCTAGGGCGTCCCATCTGAACTGTGGCAGTTGCTGCATAGATCACATCAGACAATGCGGACGGATCACCAATACGCAACTCAGGCACTACTTTAGCAATAGCCATGCCAAACGGTGCGCCATTAAAATCCATACCGGCAATATTATTAAGCTCACGAATCATTTTGATGCCAAACTTCAATTCAATCTCTTTATTATTGACTTTGATTTGCATTATTATATCCTCCATAAAAGCCGCGTGCCTTAGCATACTGTCTATTTCTGCGCGACTAAATTATATCTATTCCGCTGTGATTTTTGCTCCGTCACTAGCAGCGGGTACTTTAACATTAGCCGGAGCGGTTATTTTCCCGACGGTTCAACACTCTTGCCATTATCTGTGTCTGTCCATGCTGCGCCGCCACCGTCTTTATCATCGTCAGTAACTGCTGTTAGACCTTTGAACAGATAATCAACATCGGCTTGCTGATCTGGTGTAAATGCTGTCCAACCATGCTTAGGTGTGCCATCAACTGCAAAAGAAACATCGCGAGTTGAACTATCATCTGCATCGTTATCATTAGAGTCTTCTGATACAGAGCCTTGCATATACCAAGCTTCGTATTTTCCATCATCATTCTGACGGTCAGTACGGACAATTTCCATGTCCATTTCTGTTCCATCAAATAATGCTTGCAATAGCATGTCTGACACTTCCGATGTATTATTCAAAAAATTAACTTCCAAGTCGGTCTCCACACTCGAAGTCGTATTGACTGACCCGCTCTTTGTAGCCGTTGAATCACTGTCACGGCTAGGGTCGAATGTTAGCCCCGTTTGATAAGGCACTAATTGCATCTCTTTAGTTGCCGCGTCTGCATGTTTGCGTGCAAACAACAGTGATTTTTCACCTTTTAAAACTTTTACCATTATAAAACTACCTCCATTTCAATTTCTATGTGTCCTCGTTGATATACCGTATTAGGGACACTAGTATCAATCATCATCTGTTTAGATTGCTGATTTGAGCGCCCATAAAACTCATATTCAACGGTTTTTATTTTTCCAATTGCAAAATTAAAAAGACCATCGGCTATTTCACTGACAGCCTTTCTTTGTTCTTTACTTCCCCACACATCAATAGTGAGAAATATATGATCACTGCGACTATACTTATTATTCTGTCCCTGTGTCTGCGTCTGTCCAATATAAACAAACGGATAAGATGTCTCACTTTCCGCCGGCAAATAATCAAACGTAGGCAGACCATGTGTTAAGGATAGATTATAAAAATAGTCGAACAGTGCTTTTTCTGGTGATCTCAACTAACCACCTTCTTAATATCAGAGATAAATACACTTTTTTGTCGCTTAAATATTGGACCCAATAATGGTTCTGCTGCCATGAAACGGGTGCCGTATTCTGTATCAGTTATTGTTATCATCAGAGTTTTTTATCTCTGATTTCTTATTGTCACCAATAAGCTCGGCGTACATTTTCAACCGTTTA